GGGCGAGCGTGTCGAGTGGCGGCTTGTCCGGTGCGGTCAGGAGGTCCATGGCGTTGATGAACACGAAAGGTATTCTGTCCAGCGTCGTACCCCTGATCTGGGGAGCGACGAGTGCCGACGGGTCGATGGCGGTTTGTTCGCCACGGAAGAGCGCTTGCTGATAGACCCCCTTGCCTTCACCCTGGTTGGAGCCTGGATCGCCCAACACAAGCACCCGGGTCTTCACGACCTCTGTCCACGTGAATTCACCGAGGCCACCACCGCCGACCCCGCGTTCGTCCTCTGTTTCGTCCAGCACCACGAGATTCAACGTTTGAAGCACCGGCTCGTCGCGAGATCCATCGTCCCAGTTTTTTATCGTCTCGGCCGTGTACTCCGCGATGTACGGTATGTTCCTGAGACCGGGGGTGATCGGAAGGTCGAGCATCAGACCGACACGGCCGGTGATGAGTTGCTCCTGGTTGACCTTCATGTGGAGGATCTCGAGCGAGTCTCCGCAGACGGTCGCACGGTCGCGCAAAGGCTCGAGCGCCGCCGGTAGCTCAATGATTGAAGGCTTCCTGTGGAGCTTGCCCAGTGCAATCTTGACCGCTTGTTCGACGAACGCGTGGTAAACGGCGCGGAGCCGATAGGCCGCGTATGCTCGGGCGCCTGCTGTTTTCGGAGTTCGAACGCCGTCGATTTCCATACTCGCCGTGGGTGACAAGTACTCGAAGCCCTCGTCTTTGATTTTCTTCTCGCCCTCGAAGCTGTCTCTCATCAGCTTCCAGACGTCGCGCTTTTCGGTGTATTGCGGATGGACGGAACTCAGCGACATAAAGCGACTCCAGGCGGGCTTACCCGCGCGATATTATCAGAACATCCCACTTGTTGAACCTGAGATGAGTACGCCCCCGGCTGCGACGACCCGATATCGGGCCGTGTCCCCGATGTGGTCTTCGGCGTCGGTGTCGACGTCGTCCATGTCCTTCTCGTCTCTCGGCAAAATGGGCACCGTACGCAGGAACTGCGGGCAATGTTCACCGAACACAAACAGCCCCGGCTTTTCCCTCACGAAGTTAGTCTCGGTCGGTTTGGCGTTCTCGAACCGCTCGACCATCGCTTTCCAGCCCATCTTCCGTGAGCCAGGGCGCTTGTCCGCACGAGTCCACTGAATCCCTCTGACCATCTTCCCGTTCGAGAGCCTGACCGGCTTGCTCATCTCGTTCGCCAGACTAGTGCCGTTTTCTTCGGTGAATATGTTCGTGTCTGCCGGGCCCGGGATGACCCGACCGCTCATGCCCCAGAGTTCTTCGCGCTCCCGGATGCCCTTGGCGGTCTCGGCCATGGTTGTCGATTGCCCGACGTTGGGTTTACCCGACCAACCGTACCACTCTCGGACGACAAACAGAAGACGGCGGGATTCGAAACGGGCGGACGATGTGAACGTCTTTATCCCAGCAGTGCTCGAACATGCCACCGGCGACGATATCCCACGAGCCGTTCATCCACGCGTCGGCCATGGCCGGGTTGGACGCCGATGCGCGGACCCGCGCCGGGTAGTCGGGGTCGGCTCGAAGCATTATCTTGTTTTCCTCGAGACGCCCGAAGATACAAACGCGGTGGGGCTCTGGCTTCCCATCATCATCTACCGCGTCGCGTATGACCTTCGTAATGATCTGTCCTTTTCTCGGACAACCATCCAGGCGCCAGCGCATTTTCACCCAACTGTGACCGATGCCGTACGGGTTGGTCGTCGCGCGGTACTTCCTCGGCATATCGGCGCGGGTCGAGCGGGAGCAACTGAACATCGACTTGTAGCAAGCGTCGCTGGCCCAGTTCGCGAGCTCCTCCCAGCCGATGAACGGGTAAGCCTGCCCGTGGTATTTCCAGTAATCGCTCGGCTTTTCGAAGTTCCGGAACTTGAGTACTTCTCCCTTCGGCCATCGCCACAGCGACTTGGCGGCGTTGTATTTCGCCTCCGGGAAAAAGTGCCCGAACCAGTTGCGCGCCTTCTCGATGATGTCCTCGAGTTCGGGGTACGTGCGCCTGAAGATGACCCCTTGCCAATGATGCCCATATCCAACACCGCAGTGCTGGGCGAAGTCCATCAACAGCGCGTCGGTTTTCCCCGGCCCGCGCTCACCACTGTACAAAAGCTCGAAGGTCGGACACTTAAGTACCGCACGCTGCGAGCCCGCCTGCGGTGCCCATCTCGTGCCACCGCGGGTTTCCTCAATCGAACGCGCTACCGCTGCCATTCGCCCAGTTTCTTAGATAACGGTGGTAACCGCTTGCCACGATCTTCTGGATAATTGACTCCGCTGCTTTGCTGCCGTGGAGTTTCGGTGCTTTCTTGACCTCGAACACCCGGCCGGTTTCCGACACGAACATCAGGCCGGCAAACAGTGGCACTTCGTCTTCACGCACCAGCCGTTCGGGTACTACATACCAGAACCGGTTGGGGTACTGCGCTCGCTGACCGTACAGCCACGTGATCTTGCCCTCGGTCCGCCACCGCCATCGCGACAGGTGCTGGTAGCTTATGTGTCGGTGCTTTTTGCGATCAGCGAAGAGGTCCGATCTCGTTACCTTGATCTCGTATTCATCGATGTAGCCAGCCTTCGTGACGGTGACGAAGTCGGACTCGTTCGAGTCGAAGACGTACACGTTGGGCATCGAGACCGCCCGCCGAGTCCCGATGGTCCAGTAGAGACGCTTCTGAATATCTAACTCAGTCCGGTTGAGAATCTTCGCCAAACTCAGCCTCCCACGCTTCCTCGGATTCGCTGACACCCGGGACAATGAGCACCCCGCCCGGCGTGGTCACAGAAATATCGGATCCAGGTTTGTAGTCGGGGTGCCGGCGCTCGAGAATACGCATCGCCAGACGCACGTCGTAGCGCTTCTCGATCTTGCGCTTTAGCGGTCCGATCCGCTTCCCCTCTTCGTCTACGATTTCTTCCTGGCTCGAGATGGTGAAACCGTTCATGGCCCAGTTGAGCGTCTGGCCTTCGATGTCGTCCAGGTACATGTCCCGGCACGCCTGCCATGCCCGTGCAAACTCGGGATCCCGATCTCGGATCTCGTAAAGATGAGGTCTGTCGCGCCCGATGTGCTCCGCCGCCTTTACGACGTTACCGGTCGCCGCAAGTACTTTGAGGAACGAAGCCTTCGTTTTTTTGTTGATTCGGCTAGCCATGGCTAGTTTGTCGGGTTGTGTTTGTTTTGGCGCTCGCGTTCCATCTCCGCGAAAGTGCGGCCCGTTGCGCTGTGGACCGCTTCCTCACCGACCAACGCCTGATATCGCGCGATCGTAACGTCGACCCACTTCGGTTCCATCTCCGACGCTAAGCAGACGCGCTGCGCCTGATTCGCCGCGATCACCGTCGTACCGCTACCGCAGAACGGGTCGAGCAGTCGGTCTCCGGGTCCCGAACTGTTTTCGATCAGCTCACGCATGAGCGCCACCGGCTTTGCGGCGTTGTGCTGCCGTTCTTTGCCGGTGACTCTGTTGTGCCGCATGATATTTGGCCGATGGATGCTACGCTGGCCGCTTTCCCGTGAGCCCATCGCTTTTTGCGGCGGAAGCTTCGCGCAGTAACTAATCCACTCGTGGGTGTTGGCGTAGTTACTACCGAGACCGGCACCACCCTTGTCCCACACGAGACAGTTCTTCGGTTCCATGTTGGGTGTTGATCGGATGCTTTCGTAAATCGCGGGGTACGTCCGCCAGTCGGTGAACATGTAGCAGTGCCCGAACCAGGGCAGCACACTCTCCGCGAGTTTTAATACCGAGTCGAAGAATGGCCGAACCATCTTATCGTCCGCAATGTCCGAGGCCACGCCGGTTGCCGACCCGTAGACGGCGTAGGGCGGATCGGTGGCTACCAGATGAACCTGCTCACCTCCCCGCAGCGTCTCCATGTTCTCCGGGTCGAAACTATTGCCACAGATGATCCGATGTGGACCCAACTGCCACATGTCGCCTAGTTTCGTTACGGGATACTTTGTAGCCGGTGGGACGTCGTCTTCACCTTCCTGACCCACCGACGATTCATCGTGCGCGACCTTCGCGCGGACCTGTTTCCGCTCGGCCGCGTCCCACCCAGTAAGGTCCATGTCCGGAAATTCCGTGTCTTCGAGGTCGTGCCACACCTCCGCTACGTTCGCCCAATCCCAATCCCCGGACTCGGCCAGTTTTTTGATTGCCAAGCCGTATGCGATGGCGTCCGGTTCCGAGAAGTGAGAGAGATCGATAGTCGGGACGGTTTTGAGTTGCAGCCGCTCGGCGGTCGCATACCAGGCATCGCCGTCGATGAGCTTCCCCTGCCACACCCGTA